ATTATATATAACTTAATGAATAAAAACAAAATTATATATAACTTAATGGATAAAAACAAAATTATATATATATTTACTTACTTTTTTACTTTATTACTTACTTAGTTTACTCGCGAATCTTTAAAACTGCTTGTTTGAATTCTTCATTGGTAAACTCTATATTTCTTTTTGTAAGCTCTTGCTTAATTATTTTTTTTGTTATATTGCATTCTTTACCGTTTTCTTCCTCGTATTTATCAAAAATATCGTTAATATGATCAAAGAGATTCTTGACTTCGTCACTGCACTCCGTTTTCTCATCTTCTTCTTCGTTACTTATTTCGAAAGCAAACGGATTATCTTTTTCAGATAGCATTTTTACATATATTACAAATTCCTTGTATTTATTTTTATTTGCCTTCAAAATCTCCCATTCTTCTTTTATACCTGGAAGAAGATCTTTTACCTTTACTTTGGGATTTTTGTATCTCTCAGTCAAAACTATTTTCTTCTTGAAAATGTCAAACGGAATTAGTTTTTTCTTACTTGATTTAGTAGTACTCTCTTCAATACTTTCATTGTATAATTTTACCTGCTCCTTCAAATCTTTTAGAAGGACTTTATCTTCGTCATCACCACTAGCCTTTAGTCTGTTCCACTCATTCTTGATATCTCTCTCAATATCCTTAATCTTAATTTTTGGACTTACCTTTCTTGCTTCCTCTACTTGACCTCTCTTAAATAAGTCATATGGTGACATTTTTCTCTTTGGTTTTTCAACTGATTTATCCTCTTTTTCTATTTTATTAGTTTTATTGTAATCCTCCATCTCTTTTTTATATTTTTCTCTTTTGTCGTTTGATTCGTTATCAAACGACGCTTTCTCTTCATCAGTAAGAGATTTCCAGATTCTTCCTAACTCCTTCATGATTTCCTTTGAGTCCATCAAAGGATTAGATTTCTTCAATTTTGTTCTTTCCATTTTTGACCATAATAAGAATGATGACTCTGGTCTCTTAGGTTTGTTAGGATCTTTCTCCTTCTTCTTTGTTTTCTCCTTATTGTTCTCTTTTTCCTTAGAAGACATTAGAGTATCTATTAACTTCTCCACCAAACATTTAAGAGAATCATCATTGAATTCCTTATCTTGGGCCACTTCAGAAATCACTACTTCTCTTACTAGGGTGCTTACTATCTCTTTTTCCTTAGAAATTATAGTACCTATTAACTTCTCCTCCAAATATTTAAGAGAATCATCCTCCATTTCTTCGGACGCGTCGGAGATAACTTCTCTTACTAATGTGCTTAGTAAGAGAACTAAATTGGACTTGGTAGCGAATGACATTGTTGTTGTTGGTTTGGTTGCTTTAAAACACTGGTGCAATTTTGGAAAAAAAAAATAAAAAAATCATTTTTTTTTTCAAATTGAATATGTAAGGTCTTTTTTGATAAAGTGTGTTTTTATTATATTTTTTCTTAATGGAATTGAGAATATTTCATGTTTTTTGTGAATACAATAGAATATATCCAGCTTTATTACCGCAATTAAAAATAAAATTTAAAATAAATTATTTGATATTTTAAATGTTCCTTACTACATTGCACCTTTAGAAGCCGAAACAATGTGTTCAGATATTTGTAAACGGGGTTTAGTTGATGCTGTTTTATCTGAAGATACAGATGTGCTTGCATATGGAGCTGATGTATTTCTAACAAAGATTGATACTTATAGAAATACTTGTGTACAAATAAATTATGATCAAGTACTTTCATCTTTAAATTTGAATGAAAACGAATTTTTAGATCTTTGTATAATGTGTGGAACTGATTATAACAAAAATATTCCTAAAATTGGATGTGAAACTTCTTACAAATATATACTCAAATACCGATCTATTGAGCAAATAAAAAATAATTTACCCCATATTGATATTTCTATTTTAAATCACAGCAGAACACGTGAATTATTTATTGATTATGAGAAATACTCTACCATTAATATTCCTTATTGTGGAAAACCAGATTTGTATTTTCAACGATCATGATAATGAACATAATGAAGAAGAAAACCATAATGAAAAAGAACAGCATATTGATGAAAAGCATAATAATGATACAGAAAACTGGGATTATATGGAAATGGAAGTAGAGTTGAAAAATAGATAGATATTAAGAAAACATCACAAAGATAGAAATTTTATATTTTATAAACATTTTGCGTATAAAATATTAACATGTTTTCATATTAAAGTTTAACTTCTCTTAACTAATTGTAATCTAAATATTAATTACCTATAATAAAATATGAAAGATAAACGAATGTCAAATCCAAAGAACTTCTGTGAAGAAGCCATGAAATTAGATATAAGATATGAATATTTAATAGAAGCTAAAATGTGTATTGGTGGTCAAAAATTAGCTCAAATGTTTATAGGAAAATCTTTAAGAGGAGGTGGCGATTCATTATCATCGGCAACTATTGAAAGTTGGATAAATACTTTTATTTTTGTTCAAAATAATCCTGATGAAAAAGATAAAGATCAATATTCTGCAAGACGAATAGAACCTAGAGATTCTTGGTACAAATATCTCGAAATAATAAAAAAGCCCATAGATGATGATGTTGTTAAAATGTGGAAAAATCTTTCTGCTAAAAAATTAGGAGATCAAGCCGAAAAATATGGCATAACTCTTGGAATTAGAAACGCCAAAGCGGTTGGAAATTTACAACAAAGAATGTTGGATATGGTTGAAAGACGAAAAAATAATATTTGGAATAAATTGGTTGAAGAAGTTGAAGTTATTGATGGTTCAATTGATGATAAAATCAATTATAAATTTAAAAATGTACCTGAACTTAGAAGAATTTGCAAAGAACGTAATTTACAAAATGCTCATATAACTGATAAAGAAGGTTTGATTGAACTTTTAGAAAAAAATCCTTTTAATGCAGTATATAATTTGGACATAAACAATATTTACACGATGACTCATCCAGAACTGAAAAGCTTGGCAAAAGAAAGGGGGTTCAATGAGTATAACAATGTCAGTAAAACCGATCTTTTACAAATGCATGAAGAATACGATCTAGAATTGAAAAAAATCGGAGAACAAAAAGAAAAAGAAAATGAGAATGTTTTAGATACATTTGAATTCGATGATAAAATTATTCGTATAATTAGACATAATAATGAACCGTGGTTTGTTGCTAAAGATATTTGTGATATTTTAGAAATAAATAATAATAGAAAAACAATTTCAGGAATTCCTGAAAAATGGAAGGGTGTAACTAAAAGTGACACCCTTGGTGGAGTGCAAGAGATGACTATAATAAATGAACCAGCTGTTTATAAAATTATCATGAGATCAAATAAACCTAATGCTCAAAAATTTCAAGATAAAGTTTGTGAGGAAATTTTACCTTCCATTAGAAAGAAAGGTTATTATAAATTAGAAGAAAGAGAAAAATTTTTACTAGAAGACAATAGACCTACAATTAAACGTATACTTGATTTATCTGAGTTTGATATTGAAGCTGAACTTTTGGAAATTGATTATGATTGGACAAAATGGACCAATAAATGTGTACTATATGTTGTTTATATAGGAGAAGGTTTAATAAAACTTGGTTTTAGTGACCATAAACTTGACAAGAGAGAAATTAAACATCAGGGCTCCGAAAGCAATTTTAAGCAATATCGTATGGTAAAAGTACTTGAAATTTCGGGTAAAATTGCCGAAGATAAAATGAAGGATCTACTTAACATATATAGAGTCAAGTTTCATAATCAACATGAAATTTTCAAACCCCCTTCAACAATTACAAATTTTATTGAAAATATAGAAAATCTACTCAGAGATAATGATTTACATATGATCATTTCTAAACAACAACAAGAAATAGCTGAATTGAAGTTAATAGTTTGTGAAATGGAAAAGAAAAATTTAGAACTACAACTGCAATTGAAATAATTTATTTATAATTTTTATACAATATTTTTGTATAAAAATGTTTGAATTTGACAAACCGTTTCAAAGTTACACTACTTGTGGTATAAAGGACAAGTGTTAAAAAATAAAAAATAAAAAATATCTAGATATAATAAAAATGGATATAAAAAATATAGAAATATTTCTATTAATTTCGCTTTATCTCTTTCTTTTTCAGTTCTCGTAAGAAAAATATTTTTATTTAATGGAGGTTTAAGTTCTTGTAACCAATGATTTTCTCGTATGATAAGATTTTCAGTTTCAATGTTGTCCTCAACAAGTTCAATAGAAAAATTATCACGACCCTTTTCTCTTATAAACGTGTATAAAGGAGTTGTTCCTTTCATTGATGCAGAATGATGGTCTCTTAATCTAGCGAAAATTTCTTTAACTCCAATATAAAATTGAGATTTATCCAAACTATAATAGACTTTATATACACGACCAACATCTCTATGTGATATAATATTTGGTGTTTTCATATTTAACGATGGTTTTAATTCGGTATAATGTTGTCTTTCTCTAACACCGATTTCATCAATCTTTTCGATTACAAACTCTTCCAATAACTCAATCGAGAAATTTTCAATACCATGTTCTCGAATACAATCGTAAAGTTTACCGGTTTTATTCTTTTTAGCATTACTCCTATGTCATTTGAATCTATCTTTAAGAATTCGAATAGTTGAACCAACGTAGATGTCAACTGTTTTAGTATTAACTATTTTATAGATACGTGCAGTTTTCATTTGGTAATGATAAAGTTTGAGAATTTTATTTTTTAAATCAATTTTTATACAATGTTTTGTATAAAAAATGTTTGAATTTGTAAAATTGTTTTTGAAGCACAAAATAAGGTCTTCATAGAACAGGGAAACCTAAAGCTCCACCAGAAACACGGATGATGTTGTTGTTTACACAAGTTACAATGAACTCAAAAGTTTGACTTTCGTAGTAACCAGAGCCACTAATTCCTGATCCACTAGGATTAGCGGCAGCATAAGCTGAATCAGAAGCTACAGGGACAATGCTCACATTGGTTAACTTTCCATAGTTAGTAGACCCTTGAGGATCCAAGCTCATAAAATCAAGGGAGTATGAGTAAGAATGGAATCCGATAACATCAGGGATAGTAGGAGCGTGAAAGTAAGGGTTGACAAGAGAGAAATAGTCAGATCCCATGTTAGCAAGACGAGCAGTGTTTTCATAGATAAGAGAAGTGTTATCAATAGGATCAGCTGCGGCGTCAGGATAAAACTTAACAACATCAGTTCCAGCGGAAGAAACAACGGTTGGAGAAGAAGTGCTGTAGTTAGACCATTCAGAAGCACATGAGGTATTTCTAACTGAAAAGAACAAAACTTTGATGGCATGTGAAAATCTAATATCAAAACTTTGATTTCTATTAGTCCAGGGGGTAAAACTCTGACGAGGAGCAGTTTGAACTTGCTCAATCAAAATATCACGTGGAGCGCATGCCATTCTCTTTCTTTCTTCATTGGAAACAATAGCATAATTTGCCCAAACTTGGCAAGTTCCAAGTACTGGGGTTCCTTCAACAAGCTGAGAGGAAGAAACTGTAGTGCTATTAGTTTGTTCATCATTGGTAGACAAAATCAACAAATCACTCCAGTTTCTCAACTTGAAGTTAATTCTCATTTCGTTGTAAGGTAGAGCAGCTGTAGGTAGAGCTACTCCACTATCTCTTCCATAAAAGAAGGGAAGAGGTAGATTCAAAGTGTATGAAGGAATAGTGTATCCAGCACTGTGAGGATCAATTAGATCACTAACATTACCGATCATATTATCATATCCATTCTTCTTTGAAGCAGGAGTAGTAAAGGCCGCCCAGAAATCTAGATGATAGTTATCAAATCTGGCAGCTACCAAGTCGTTAAAACTGATAGTGCATTCTTGGATAATGTTGTGCATCAAGTTTCTTGTCCATCTTAGAGACAAAGTACTTCCTCCGGCAGCAGAGGATAGAGTTACTGCTGGGGTAGTCAATCTGAGCCAAGTTTGAAGCAAATAATCTCCTGCTCTGGAGATTTGAAATGCACAATCTGTGCCAAAAGCAGCTATACCACTAGCTTTACTTAGTGTAACTGGAACTTGAGTGAACCAAGTTGATTTTCTGGTTTCACGAACGAAATAAGCAGTGGCATCTGGACCACCATACATATACTTTTCAATTTCATCGTAAGTTGCCAAATCGATGAATCCTGAAGTTACATTGGATGAACTATATGAAGACATTTTTTTTATTATATGAAACATAAAAAAAAATTAAAAAAATTATCTTAAGTATTTAAAAGAAACATTTTTTTTACATATTTATCTTATTTTTATTTTCAATTTTTTATATTTTTCTTACTTCAAATAAATTCTGTCTGTGAATTTGCATAATCAAAGTATTTATATACAGAAATATATTAAAGAAATAAAAGAAATGAGTCCAACTATGTTCATGTGTATTTATATCTAATAAATAACTTAACATATGATGAATATTTACCTGGTACTTTAGATCCAAAAAAATTAGCTTCACATAATTTAATATAGCATATGAACCACTATTACTATAATTTAATATAGCATATGAACCACTATTACTATAATTTAATATAGCATATGAACCACTATTACTATCATCTTCAGTTAGACAACCTTTTGGATCTGTTATTTTATGGAATGAGCCACGGTCTATAAATGGACTAAACTAACACACGGTTAAGGTACACGACAACAACCAAGGCAAATATTATCGAGAGATATAAAAAAAATGAAATTCTAATTTCAAAATAAATGATATCATTACTTAAAAAATAATATAATAATATAAAATGGAAGCAATACCAGAATATCCAGGAAATATTATAATATGTTTTTTAAACTTGATAGATTTAGTAAAATTAAAAGAATCAAAAGCTATGAATTATTTTTCAGACATAATTAATAGTAGAATAAAAAATATATTAGAAAATATTGATAGAAAAACGTTTAAGGATTATGATTTAAATTATCTAAATCTTCGTAAAATAGACATAAATCTTACAGAATATCTTATGAAAAAATTAAGAAACGAAATAGTTATGAAAAATAGTATACAAAAAATAGCATTTCCAAACAATTTAGAATATATTTATCAAAATGCTTTTTTAGAATGCGAAAATATAAAATCAATATTTCTTCCAGAAAATATAAAGAATATAGGAGATGGTAGTTTTGCAAGGTGTTTTAACCTAACAAATATAAATTTTCCATCAGGTTTAAAATCAATAGGAAATGGTGCATTTTTTAACTGTATTAATTTAAAAGGTAATATAAATCTTCAAAATAAATTAGAACATATAGGAAGGCATGCATTTTGTAATTGTTATAAAATAGAAAAAGTAATAATTCCATATAAGGTGAAAGAATTAAATAGTCATACATTTTATAGTTGTAAAAACTTGAAAGAAGCAATAATAAAAAATGGACTTAAAAAAATAGGTGATAATTGTTTTGGATTTTGCCAGAATTTAAGTAATTTAAGTCTTCCTCATACAATAGAATATATAGGAAATTATGCTTTTTCAGAATGTTCAACATTAAGTACAATTAATATGCCTTATGTTGAAAATGTAGGTTTAAATATATTTGGAGTAAAATATTTTACTTACAGTACACATATATCAACTATATTTATAACTAGTAATTTTAGTAATATTGATTTAATTGATATAAAAAACAAATATAATCTAGATAGAAGAATTAATGTAGTTATACATAATACCAAAAAAAGAAAAAGAAGCAAATAATCAAGGATAATATTTTGTTAATATTTTATTTATAATTTCTAAACTATCTCCAGTTATTTGCAAAGTTGGATTTAAATATTTTAATACACGTTTTATATAATTCGCAAAATTCTAAATATATATTATTAAAAATTCGTTTGTAAAGATTTTATTAAATTATATTTTATATTTTCTAAATTTGGTTTATTAACTTGTTTACATGCTGACATACATTGTTCAAAACTTGTATCTTTTTCTAAACTTAATAAATTATTTTTATCAAAATTTATATCGTATACTGAATAATAATCTCGGAATTTAAAAGAATCCTGCATATAATGTATCGCTATATTCGTTTCTCTCGCTTTAAAACATCCATTATTTATTCCGTATGAATCTGCTGTTACCAAACCATGTAAAGAAGATGTGATAATATTTTCGCAAGAATATATATCATTCACAACTGTTTCTATATAATTTCTTGGATCTATAAAAATTACATCAGGATTATTGAACACATTAAACTTTTCTATCTGATCATCTCTCATGTTTACTATATCACAATAATTAGGCATTATTCCTAATTTATATTTTATACTACCTCTTATTTTAGGTGTATATATTTTTTCTAAAATTAACCCTCCATCTCCTATATAAGTATTAGAAGTATCATTATGAAATTGTTTTAAAGTCAATTTACCCCTTACAGCAATCGGATCGTTTTTTAAATTTAATGTTTTAGTATTATACATAAATCCAGTTGTCCATATATGTCCTTTATAATCATTTGGACATATATGTAAAAGTGATCCAACGCCATATATTTGCGGATTTTTATTATCGTATAAAATATTGATGTTGAATTTAGAAAATATATATGGTGTTAATATATCACCAAAATTAGTATATTTATTATCAACATTAGGTATCCAATATCCGGATAGTGATTTCATTTTAAGAAAAAGAATATTATTTTTAAATCAATTTTCGTGGATCAAAAGGTGTATTGATAAAATGATAATAATTTTTTAGAGGAGTATATGGAGGAGGAGGAGATAAAAATAAATTTTTTTTTAGAGGAGATATATATGGAGGATATAACTTATTTTTTAGAGGAGATATTGGAGAAGATAACTTATTTTTTAGAGGAGATATTGGAGAAGATAACTTATTTTTTAGAGGAGATCTAGCAGATCTCCTCCTAGATCTAGGAGGAGATCTTTGCATCCTTTTTTTATTTATTTTTTGAGATCTTGTTTTTGAAAATAAGTTTCTTGGAGATAATATTTTACCTGGTTCAAGAATTTTTTGTGGATTGTACATATTTATTTATTATA